TGGTTGATTCATTGACGTGGTTCATGTCAACCGGGTTCGTGTGTTGCCGTGGTTGGCATGGTTCATTGGTATTGAGAACCATTCTCACGACATGCCGACTTGACCAATGGTGTCAGGTTTGGTATGTTTCCAACCAAGGAGGCGCGAAATGAACAAGGAACTGAGCGGCAAGGGCTACATCCAAGGTGGCGAGGGCTACTTCATCACCTCGACGGGGGAGCGCTACCACTACCACGACGGCAGGCTCACGCAGGTGTCGGCAAGGCCTTGGCCGCTGCACCGACCAACCAACCAATGACAAACCACAAGGAGTGATTGAAATGAAGTGTTCGAACCACAGCCGCTGTACGACGGCCACAGGTCCTTCCACGGCAAAGCGTTCGTCGAACGCCATGCGGCCAACGGGGGTACGAGGCCCGTGCTCGGGTCCTACGCTTCGCCCGTGGCCGTCGTCCGGCACCGAAGTCTTCCGTGTCGAAATCGCGATGCGGCACTTGAGCGCCACGACGTTGCGGCACGTCAAGGGGTTCCCTGCGCAGGCCGACGACACGTTCAAGGGCATAACGCCGGCGTGGCCGCGCAAGGCCGTCGAGAGCGGGCGCCAGATTGAGGGCGAGGGGTCAGCATGGCGCAAGGTGTACACGCTCAATGAACTGTGACGCGACACGCCGACGCTGACAACAATATACAGCCGTGATATATTAGAGACATCAACCAAGGAGGACAAAATGCAAAAGCAGACATTCATAACATGACCGAACGCGGATACGAACTGAAGTACAGCCGCAACGGCAACATCACCGCCACCAAAGGCGTCAACACGGTACGGTACGTGCCGCTCGCCGACTACATCGTATGCGTCGGCACACCAACCATGACCGCCATGACCCGCGAGGGCGCGACGGATGACGAAACGCCAAGGATGATTGACTGGGCCACAGTCTGACCGTCCAGCGCGGCAACGCCTGAAAAAATCTTCGGGGGCGGGAACGTCCCGCCCCCGCCGTTAAGGAGGAAAACATGTGTGTTATTGTGACAGCGGTCCCCGGAGCCATGCCCGAACCCGCGGACATCCTAGCCATGAGTGAGACGAACCCGGACGGGGGCGGTGTCAGTTGGTGGGATGGCGAGCGCCTGAGGGTGTTCAAGAACGTTGATCCGCTGAAAGTCGTCGGATTCATCTATAGCCATTGGCAGCAGTTGCGCGACGCCCCGTGCCTGATTCACTTCAGGCTCGCCACGCATGGCGCGGTGGAGCCGCGCAACTGCCACCCATTCCGCACGGATAGGGGCTATATCGCGCACGACGGTATCGCATACGATTACGAGGTTGGCCAGTACGCGTCCGGCTCCCGCAACATGGTTGCCGCGTGGGTTGAGAGCGGATACGATAACCGCGTGTTCGACGGGCAGGGACCAGTGGCGCTTATAACCCCCCACGGCTGCCTGAAGTGGCTTGAGGGTGACCCGATTGAATACTCGCGTGGTGTATGGGTGTCTAACATGTGGTGGCATGTTTGATGAATTTTTCGGGCGTGTCGCAAGACGCGCCCTGATATAATAAACAATGAAATCAAAGAAATGAGGTAAAACAATGAAGCCTTCGGAATACTTTCGCGATAGAGTCGAAACGTTCCTGACCATGCTGCCGGATAAGGCGCTCAACGCCGGCATAGACGTTGTGACCTGCGTAATCGTATACGACATAGCCATACCGTACGCGGCCAAGGACTACCAGCACGCGCTTGAAGCATGGCTGCAAGGACGACACGACGTATGGCAGGACCGCATAGACGCGTACAAAGCGAACCCGGACGGCAAAAGCCTTGCCACCATAGCCGGATACGCAATCATCGAACACACCCCCCACACCCAGCGTGACTTCGAAGACATCGTGGAACGCTCATACCGGCTCGCCATAGACGAAACGCTAATCGAAAACGAACTCGAAAAAAGGAGGAACAACAATGCCGGATGATAAACGACACGACGTGTTCAGCAGAATCGCGGCAGTGCAGCGGTCGGTGGAAGCGGTCAAACGCACAACCGAAGGATACGGATACAAGTACGCCACGCTGGACAACGTTTGGCAGCTCGTCAAGAACAGCATGACGGAACACGGCTTAGGTTGGACCGCGGTATGCGCGAGCGAGATAGTCGGCGCCGACACTGACATGCCAACCGTGTACAACACGCTCACAATAGCCGTCTACGAGTCCGCGCATGAGTGGGAAAACCTCATGGACATGGTGAAGCATGGCGAAGCGGTCAGCAGCAGCTACACGTATCCAGCTGCCGCGGCCCAGCAGGTGGGCAGCTTCGAAACATACTATCGACGCTATGGTCTGATTCATCTGCTTGGACTCACAACCGTGATGGATGACGACGGCAAGACAGCCGCCCCCCTCCCCCGCCCTTCCCTCACAGAAGAATTCAACTAAAAACCGAAAGGGAAAAACAAAATGGCTAACAACATGCTCGAAATCGAAGCGGTAGGCGAAATCCGATTCGTTCACATCAAAGACAAGTATCAGTCCGACGCGGCGAAGCAGCGCGGAATCGAACCGAACTACCAGCTGCAACTCGCGTTCCCGAAGAACGGTGACGTGCATAAGGAGCTCGTGGCGGCGGCGAAACAGTTGGGCGTGCGCGCCAACGGCGACAACCTGCGCTACAAGGACGGCGATTTAATCACCCTCAAGGACGGCACCCAGCCGCAACGCGGCAAGTGGCTCGTCAACCTGTCCTCGAAGTGGAAGCCCAGCATCGTTGACCAGAACGCCAACGATGCCGAACTGACCGAAGAGCCGGGCGACGGCACGCTCGCCAACGTGGCGTTCAAAATCGGCAGCACCAAGGAAGGCAGGCTCACATACTTCCTGACCGGCGTGCAGCTGCTGCGAGTCGAAAAGAACAACACCCCCGCCCCCCACAAGTTCGGTGCATACACGCAGCTGACCATCGACGACGAGGGCGCCGAAGAGCCGGAACCGGAATTCTAACCCCACATGAACGCGCCAATACACTACAGCGACGATACGCTGATTGACGCGCTCACCACCTGCCCGAACATTGACCAGGCCGCGCGTGCGCTCAACGTGTCGCGCGGCTGGCTGTTCCCACATGCGAAACGGTTGGAGCGCGAAGGCAGAATCCTGCCGAAATCAATCATGCCAGCGTATTTCAAACCGAAGGAGAACGAATGACGAAATTCCTAGACACCCCCCCATCCAATAGTCGTGCGGACACCATGTTCAACACGATGCTCAAACGCAATCCAGGCAGATGGGCTGAATACCGCTCGTACGAGAAACGTACCACCGCGAACGCCATCGCCCACCATATCCGCAAGCACATCACAGCATGGACGGAACCAAACGTCGACTACGCTGCGGTCACACGCCGAAAGACGGACGGCACATACGCGGTATGGGTCAGCGCCGTCAGAATCAAAGAGAACGACAATGACGACATTGAATAACCGCAAACAGGAACCATTGGAGTCAGCCATCCAAAACCGTCTCATCAGAATCCTTGAACAGCAAGGGTGGTACGTGCAGAAAACCGAAGGACGCTCACGCAACGGATTCCCCGACGTGACCGCCGTCGACACGCTCGGCAACGTGTGGTTCATCGAACTGAAACGCACGGTAGGCAAGCCAAGCCCAGACCAGTGCCGCGAACTCAAAGCGCTCGCCGAACATAACGCGAACGTCATGCTCCTCTATGGCATGAAAGCCGTCGACACCCTGCTGCTCTACAGGAACTGTGTTGACTTGACGAACATATACCACAACATCCTCATCGTCGATTCGGAAGGAAAAATGAAATGGAAAAAAGAAATCTGACATACCGGGTCTTCCAAGACCGTGAGACATGGCTCAAAGCCCGTGAGGAGACGATAGGCGCATCCGGTCTCGCGCATTTCATCGCAACCGGACAACTACCATCCCCTCCGCCAGACATTCCGGCCGTACAGTCGGCATTGCGGTTTGGCAGCATCTGGGAGCCAATGGTCGTCCAACTGTATGCGGAACACCTGCAACTCTCCATCGCCGCCAAGAACACGCCCGTAGACCGTTTGGAGAACGGACAGCTCGCATGGTATGACAACAGCTTCTACACTGACGGGCGCCTGCACGTCTCGTTGGACGCGGCATACCGCGACCATGGAGGCCTGCTGCACACCGTCGAAGTGAAGACCGGAAGCAAACCCTCATACGCGTTCCTCTCCACGGAACAGCGCAACCAGTATGCGGCCCAAGCGCAGATAGAAGCCCGTATGATGGACACGGATTATGCGGAAATCATCTACGTGCAACGCCCCCCGTCATGGGAGACGCTGGACGCCGACTACATCACCGAACGAATCAAGAAAACGCTCGACATCGTAACCGTCCCCGACGTGATGGACGTGGGCGCACTGGAAAAGCATGCGGCTGAATACGAGCGTGCGGAACGCCCCACGGACGCAGACAATGGCGGACAACAGCTGTTGTCCGAACTATTGGAAGCGAAAGACCGGTACGAGACGCTGAAGGAAAAACTTGCCACATGGCTGGGCGAACACCCCGGCGAGCGCGTGGCATGCGCCGGACATGTCGCAAGACTGGCTGAGACCACGCGCACCACCACCGACTACAAGGCGTACTTCCAGCAGCATCCCGCCGACCTGACCCCATTCAAGAAAACATCGACGACCACGCGGCTCAGCGTAGTGAAGGAGAAGAAAAATGCATGAGCTGATGCTGAACTGCCTGTACATGCTCGCCATCCTCCTGTCCGTGCTTGGCATCACGGCGGTAATCCTTATCCTCATCGGCGTGGTCAAAGGTATCATCGACGCCATCAACCATCACGGGGGACATCATGAAGCGTAGCGTAACCGAATGGCTCGACGGCGACGCTTGGGCCGACATCGAACAGATGCGCCAACCCAAGCCAATGCCCCCCGCCAAGAAGAAGAACACCGTCACCCGCTACGCCGACATGACGCCCGAAAAAGCGGAGCATAAGCGGAAGCTCAAAAAGAAGTGGACGAACGAGAACCACGAAAAAATGCTCGACTATTGGGTGCGATACCGGAAACGGCATCAAGAGGAAAGCCGGGCCGCATGCCGTAAATGGCAGGAGAAATTCAGGGACGAACATGGCGTATGCTATCAGACTTGGCGCAGATGGAGGCAGACGCCTGAAGGACGCGAGCGCATAGCCGTATGGGAGGCTGAACACGGGAAGGAGCCTCAGTGAGGGCTTTCATCTTCGACGAGGCCGGAACGGGCAAGACGAAACGCAGCATGGACTTGCTGGACGATGCGGAACATATCCTCGTCATCTGTCCGGCAAGCGTCGTGAAGTCCGCGTGGTTGCCGCAAATCAGCCAATGGTCCCACGGTAAGGTGCTGACCATCGAAGACTACCGCAGGCATGGTTGGCCGGAAGACCACCGTTTCCTCGTGGTGTCCTATAACATGGCCTCCAAGCTGGGTGAAGTGCCGGACGGTTTCAGCCTCATCGTGGACGAAAGCCACATGGTGAAGAATCCTAGGAGCGGACGTTCCAAAGTCGTGAAAGGCATCAGCGACCTTGCCAAGGACGTGCTGATGCTGACCGGCACGCCCGCTCCGAAGGATTTGGAGGACCTGTACGGGCAGACTGTGGTCATGTATCCTCACGCCAAGGACAGGATGGCCCTATTAGGCGATTCTTGGCGCACTCTAGGGGCTTTCAGAGTGCGATACGGGAAACCATACACGATGAGCGTGCAAGGGCGCACAGTGGTCAAATACACGTATTCCAAACCCATGGTCGAGGAAGCGTGCCGACAACTGCAAAAGCTCGTACTGGACATCCGACGCGGCGGCAACCCACTACCGCAAGTCGAATGGCTCCCATCACCAAAAACCGAACAGGAGGATATGGCGCTCGAACAGTGGACGAACACGCACCAACTCGCCGAAGACGTGTACGCGGCAAGCGCGAGCGCCGCAGCCGTCAAACTCGCCCAACTCGACGACGGCTTCGCCTATAAGACCGAAGACCGCGGAGAATCCTACTGGTTTGGCGTGTCCAAAATCAAAACGGTATACGATGAAGCCAAGAGACGCGAAGACCAGACACCACTACTCGTATGGACACGGTTCAAAGCGGTAAGAGACGAAATCTACCGGACTTGGACGCCATGCACGGATGCGAAAACATTCCTCGCCATGGCCGACCAGGAACAGGAAGGATACCGGCTCATAGTCGCCAACCCGCAGTCAATGGGCACCGGCGTGGACGGCCTACAGCATCTCATGAAAGACCAGATATGGCTCGACCTCCCGTGGACATACGCCGACTGGGAGCAGGCCAACAGAAGACTGGTACGACGCGGCAGCCCCTATCAGGGACAGCAACGCATACTCGTACCGGACACGCCATGGAACCGCAAGGTCATGGACGTGATAGAAGGAAGGAAAACCCTAGATGACATCATCAAAAACGAACGGCAACTATGACAAGGTGATGGAAGACGCCAACAAGGCGTTCCAGCAAATCGCGGACGGACTGCACCGGTTGGCCGACAGGACGGCCAGTGCAGCTGGAATCGCAGTACATCAGCCGCAGACCGCGAAAAGCGGCATCTACACGCGCATCGCCGACAATCTCGTCCGCGTGAACGACATGCTCAACGGGGAGAAAGCCGAAGAATACGGCAATCCGCGCACCATGTTCCAGAACATTTCCAAACGATGGTTCGGCTGCGACAATGAGGAAGTGGAAGTCGCCATCATGATGGCCGAACTGAAAATCGAACGCATCAAGTTCGACCACAGCAAGGAAGACTCGTATCTGGACGCAATCGCCTACCTCGTCATGGCATTGTCGTTCATGCAGGAGGGAGAGAAGAATGACTAGCGATAACCGCAATGTGACGCGGCTAAAAGTAGGCCGCGAGGAATGGCGGAAGATAGAATCCGGGGAAACAAGCTTCGTGGTACGCGAATCCCTGTCGCCATACGAGACTGTGGCCTTCGTATTCACGGACGCCTTCACGGGAACGCATCTTGGCAACGCCATCATCCTTGAGGAAACCCCGTTCGGCGACTATGAGGCCAGCCCTTGGACGTGGAGCATGTTCGCCAAGCTCACCGGCATGACCGTGCAGGAACTCAAAGAACAGTTCCCGGCAGAAGCAAATATGGAAAACCCATCCGCATGCGCAATGTACCTGTATGAAATCAAACCGATAAACGACAAAGAACTGTTGCAGAGCCTTTGCGCCGAATAGGAGTAAAAAATGCTGAACGACATCTCTATCGAACAGTGCGTAGACCATCAAGACCTCATCCTGCCATACACGGGAAAACAGTTGAACCCCAACTCGTATGACGTGACCTTGCAGGACACCATAATCGTCTACGAAATGGATATGGAAGGCGGTTACGCGGACGGCGGCGACCACACGCTGCACGGCGTACACGCCAAGTCCGTCAAAATCGACAATGGCTACATGCTTCAGCCCGGACAGTTCGTCCTAGGCGCCACCGTGGAGAAAATCAGCCTACCAAACAACATGATGGCACGATTCGACGGGAAAAGCAGCCTTGGCCGACTCGGACTCTGCACACACGTGACAGCAGGATTCATCGACGCCGGATTCATCGGAACCGTCACCGTCGAACTGAAAAACGAGAACAGCTTCCCCATCATGTTGAAACCCGGCATGCGAATCGGGCAAGTCTCATTCGAATACTTGAACGATGCTTCGATGAAACCGTATGGCATGGTCGGCCACTATCAGCATCAGAACGCTCCGCAGCTAGCGGTGGAGGTGTGATATGAGATCACCACGACAGTGCCTCGACTGCGGGCGTGATATGACATTAGAGGAATGGTATCCTGAAATGCTGTGCGAAACCTGCAAGCAGGAAATCAATTCGGCGTTCACGGATGAAAACAGACAGGAAGGATTGGAGTACCCCGATGAGTGTTATTAGAGCACTAGCCCACCTCGACCCGAAGCTATGCAAGCATTGCTTCAAAAAGCTCACTACGAAAGAAATGTGGCTGTTCGACGGATACTGTACGAAGTGTTGGAGGTTGCGCGGTGGCGACTGAAACGGAAGCGCAGGGCGAGAAGTCCTGATGGAAACCCCGAAACTCATCATCTGCACCATCATCCTGCTTGGATTCGTCGCAGCCATCATGTGGGCGTGCGGCGCGTGGGACACGCGCGTCTTCATCATGTACGTGGCGACGGCGGTCGTGGCCGACATGGTGTGCGTACTGTTGGATAACTAAAGAGAAAGCCCCCGCATGAACCTTGCGGGGGCTAGGGAGAAACCAAAGGAGGGCTGCTGGAAAAACTTCCAACAGCCCTCATTGTATCACAGTCAACGACACATTGCCAAATACCAGTCATTGCCGGACTCAGCGCCAATGGCGACATACCGCGGCTGGCCGGAAGAAGCGCCAATATAACGACCCCACAGGAAGCCGTCAGCATAAGCGCCCCAACCATCCAACACGACCTTCTCGCCGCGACCGTAACTGGCTACAACCTGTCCCTTCAACGACGGTTCGGTACGCACGTTCAACGCGTCCACAGCAACCTCATACGTGGTGGCGACCACAGTAGGAGACGGGTCAACCACCGGCACGGGAGCCGGATTCACGGGAGTGTTAGCGCCCACGCCAGCATACTTGTCCCAAGTGGCCTTATCGCCAGCGAAATAGTTCAAATCAAGTGAACCGGCGTAACCGCCGATATGACCGTTGGACGTGTACTGGCGCATCGGATACGCCACATACGACCAAATGGATTCGGAGTCCTGCCAGCCGACCGCATCCATGGACGCATAACACGCCTCCCAAATACCGCAATCATGCTTGGTGGCAATATCCTTGATGAACGGGATTTCGGAACGCTGCGCATACACGAGCGGCTTCACGCCGGTCAGTCGGATGTACTGGTAGAGGAATTCATCAAGATAGGCTCGATTGCCCCAAGCGGCGTTATCATCGGCCTCCCAGTCAACGCACGGCACGAACTTGCCAAGATAGCCTTTGGTGTGTTCGGCGAAGAAATACGCCTCCTCCGAAGCGTTCACGCCACGGATGTAATGCATGTATCCGACCGCCATGCCACGCTTGGCTGCCGCCTGAATCTTCGCATCGGCGCCAACCCACACGGAATTCACCAGACCATGGTCGTTCGAACATTCGCCAGCGCCCCAAGTACACTGGACCACCACGCCATCGGCGTCAATCTTGGAAACGTCAACGTCAGCCTTCCAATTGCTGATATCCACAATCCTCATTATTCGGAGACCTCCATATTCTTGATATGCTTGCCGGTCACCTTCGCCTTATCGGACATTGCGAAGGAGGCCGGACTGATTGAATCGGTCTTGCCGCTCGACGCCACGCACGTCAACACGCTGGCGATGGCCGCAACCAAGGCGATGCCGCAGACGTTCAGCCAATCCACTTCGAACAGGCCGACGCCACCGACCACGCCAGCCGACAATGCCGCCTGACATGCGGTGCGGATTGCACGCTCCAACGTGTCAACCCAAAAATCCTTAGTGAACAACATTCACTGCTCCTTACTATTTTCGTTTTCCAACGGTTCTATTGTACTCCTTAGCCCGTCTGGGAGTCTTGGCTTCGGATGCTGTTTCAGAAACTCGGGGTCGAGAACGTTGCAGAGTTCGCCAAGCCAATGGCCCATGGCACGAATGTAGGAGGTTTTCAAATCGTCCTGATAGCGGAGCTGGTCGCGTTCCCGAATGAACTCGGCAAGCTTCTCGTCCTGCCGGTCGATTTCCCGCTGCATGTTCAATTGGGCTTCCGAAAGCCGCCTGTAGGCTTCGCTCAGGTTGCCGCGTCTGTTTTGTCCCCAAGTGACCGACGCGACCACGATGGCGCATAAGCCGGTCACTAGGGCGACGATGATGTCAGTGCTCATATGGCACTATTCTAACCGATGGTTGGGATTAACCCCAGCGGCAAGAAAAACGCCATCACTCCGATGTGGCCGGAGGATGGCATTACTGGAAGTGGAGGGCTTAACCGATATTGTAAGATAGCGTGGCGGACGTGCTACGGTTTCCGGCGGCGCCGCCAGCATACCCGACATTGACCTTGCCGTCCGTACCCACACTGACCGAGGTCGGGAAATACGAATCCCTCGTGGAAGCGTAAATGTCCGTTTTAACTGCGGGGTAGAAGCTGGAATTGTTGACCTGCGCTATGACGGCATTACTGCCCCAGCCTGTAAGATTCACATTGGCGGTCACCAGGTTGATATACGCAGTGCCGCCGTTCGCCCACATGTTTACCTTATGCGAACCTGAATGGATGTCTCGCCAAGGCATGTTCCATCCACGCCACTTATCGCCTTTTCTGACATAATCGCAATCGTCGGCCACATTATGCACCAGCGTGCCATCAGGCACTTTGGTCAGGGCGTCACGCTGGGCGGAAGTCTGCACTTGCAGCATGTCGCCCTTCAGCGCGGCGCCGATATATGTCTGCGTGATGACCACGCCGGACGCGGCCGTATTCGACACGCCAGCCGGAATCAACACCTGAGCCAAAGCCAAAGCGCCAGACGGGACGCTGGGCGCCACAGGCGACGCGGCGGCCACGCCCTTCGCCACGCCGAACGCAGGAAAATCCGAATCGTCCGACATTGGCGGGCGCGTCTCCTGCTGCTTCACAAACACCACGTCGATGCGCGAATTCGCGGACGGAGCGGCGGCAATCGACACGTTCACGTTTCCATCGTTCTGGATAAGCAGCGCTCCGTAACGGTTCAGCACCGCGTTGAACGGATGCACCGTCACGCTCATGGAATTGCTGTTGCCGGTGACGAGATTGTCCTGCGAACGGTCGAGGATGCCCGCAATCGGCAGCATCGTGGTCTTATCGCAGACGAACAGGCCGCTCATGTCACGGCGCGCATCCAGAAACGACGCATTGCCGGACACTGCGAAGATACTATTCCTCAACGTCATTATCAATCTTTCCTTCCAGCGCCTTCAGGCGCGATTCCAATTCGTCGATACGGTCATGGGCGAGATGGGCTTCATGTATCGCCCACACGCCCAGCATCGGATAGTTGATGCCAACAGGCTCGTAGTCATCATTATACTCAACGAACTGCCCCAAACCGTTGTCGTCCAACTCTTCGGCAATCATGCCCACATGGATGGTCGCGCTATCGCCGTTCCGGTTCACGTCGTCGATGAAACGGTAGAGCGTCCAATCCACGGAACGCATCTGCTCCAACGTGATGTCCGGCTTGAGGAAATCCTGCTTCACCTTGCGGCTGGACTGCGACGTTCCCATCGTGCCGTCCGACAACGCCCACACGGCACGCCACGGCCCTACGGTGAACAGATTATTGTAGGCGTTCGTCGTATGCGTGCCACCACGGTCGGTGGACAACACACCCCAATTCCAAGCGTTGCACTTCTGGTCGATGGTCGCCCGGTCGTATGAGTTCCTGTTGATGGATGCGGCCACGGTATTGTCTATGTTCGCGCTGATGTCCAACACCTTCTGAATCGCCTGAGTCAACTGCGAGCCGGAAGGTTTTTCCAATTCGCGCAACCGGCGACCATACTCGTTCAGGGTGGATACGAGCTTGTTGGTCGCCTGGGCCGGATTCTTCACGTCGATAGCATCCGTATCGTCTGCGGGCAAGGGGGTACCGTCGGCGGACTCGCCCTGATGCACGACAATTTCCATCATTTCACCGTCACTTTCACACCGTCGAACACGTCACCAAGGGTGAACGTAATCCAATTCGAGCTTTCATCGGCTTTGATGCCGGTGATGCGCCGCGTATGCGCGCCATCCACATAATACCAGTCGCCCTTCGTCGCGAATCGAATGTAATCTCCGACCGTATAGTTTGCGAGCGTCTGATTCACCGAATGCAGGTATCCGCGATGCACTTTCGCCTCAGTGGACGATACCGGCTGCCAGTAGACGGCGGCTGCCTCGTTCGCATACGCTTGCAACGTGTCCTGACGTTTCACGGTCGAATGGCTGGAATCCACGCTCTCCCAAATCGGCGCTCCCGCATTTTCCAGAACATCCGTGTAAGCCGATACGACAAGCGTCTTATCGTCCGATTTGCCGGATGTGAACCATTGCAGCGAGGCGAGCTTGTCGCCATCATCCGTCGCGGACAATGATGCGATGCCCGGCTGTAGCGCCGAAGCGCTGAAATAGTGGGTTTCGCCGCCAAGCAGCGGATGGCCGGTCTTCATATGCCACTCATAACCCAATCCGTCAGCCGTGCGCGTTGGGAAGAATCCGATGTCGCAACCGTTCTGATAGTTCGTGATGTTCGTCAAAACTTCGCCGACGTAATTCAAATCGACCGCCTGATAGTTCGCTTCGGACTTGCCGACCTCCGCTGCCTCCAACACGACCGGAATATTGCTGTGGGGCCAGCTCATAGCCTGTTCGACGAGATTGCGTGCGACCGTGTTCCATGTGACGTTCTCGTAGTGCGTGTCGTATTGGGTGTCCGGCGAACCATCCGGCTTGATGAGGCTTTTCCCCATCGCCTTCGCGGGAAGAATCGTCCTATGGTCAAAATACGTCCACATGCCTGAAGCGACCAAGGTGAGGATGCCAGAATCGGCGTCATAGTCCCGACGCATGAGCACTCCGCCGACCGTCAGCCCGTCGTCTTCGGCGACCATGACGGTCTTGCCGATTGCGGCGGTGTTCCTCAAATCCAACAGTCGCGCATCGTTGGCGATATATTGGACGCGCATATCATCGGACGAAGCGTAGATGGGCACTTTGACGGTGAGCGAATCGGTGTCGTTCAGCCTCATCTCCCATTCCGCCGACGTGTGCGGCAATGGGATGATGCGGCGCCCGGTAAGCAGGTCCGCGAGATAGATTTTCACCGCCAAGCCTCCTTCCATTCGACCGTCATCGACGGCTCGCCCGACTGCACGCCCAACGGCGTGAACTGTATCGTCGCATCACCCGAAGGATGGAACCAGTTCTCTTCGGTGAGGAACATGCTTAAATCAGACTGGTTCTGGAACAGCACGCGCTCATTGTCGAAATCGAACACCATCGTCTCGTCCGGGTTGATTTGACGATGGAATTCGACCGCTTCGCCGGTTTCGATGCAGTGGATGCGCACGCCTTCGGAGAGTCCGCCTTTGATTTTCACGACGAGATGCGTCGGCGCGAAACCGCTTCCGGTGATGGCTACACGTCCCGAATTGCCGACTTCACCTTCAGCCAATGGGTCGAGCAGCGGGTCGGTGATGCCTTCGCCGTCTGTCGGCACGCCTACCGTCTGCGAGCGCAATGGCCCATACAGGTAGGGGGATGGCGCGAGTAGTCCAATCTGAAAACCGGCCTTCCCACGATACCGGTATTCGTCCACGGTCATCGACCTGAGTTCCGCATCGCACGATAATGCTTCGCCAGCGCCTTTCTGCACGGTGACGGGAATCAAACGTCCGGCCATGCCTCGGAGACGGCGCATCATCTCGTCGGTGTCTTCGACCGTGCTGGTCGCATAGTATCCGTTGATGGTGATGGTGCGCCCATCATAATATGTCGTGCCGGGCATGGCGTTGCCGTCAGCCCTAGGCCAAGAATCCTGTTCGGTCTTGGCTGACGGCAAATCGTCGAAGCCGCTCATGGACACCAGTGTGAACTCGTGTCCGGCGTCGCCGTAAAGCGTGATGTCACCCACGGTGACGGTTATCGTGCTCAAGGTCTGACACTTCCAATCATCTCATTGTTCAAAGCGTATCCGAATCGGCGGGCCACGAGTTCCACGTCGCTCAACGGGCTTGCAACCACATTGTCGATGTGGACGCCGCCAGCATACCGCTGGTCGCCAGCCGACACCATTCCAGTATAGTCTTTAAGCCGCGGAGACGACACCATGCCAAGATTGTCCGCGTCAATCTGGTCGAAATCCAAGGAGCCGAGCACGTCATCGACCTGACCGCGTACGAACGCTCCTTGGGCGCCGATGGCCTTGCCGAAGTCGCGCATAAGATGCTCGCCGGACACACTGGTATAGCCGGAACCGGAGAACGGCCCGACCTTAGCGGGAGAGAACGGGAAGAAGTCTCGAACCTTCTGCAACGCACCCTTCACCGCGCTTTTCACGCTTTCGACCGCGTTGAGGATACCCTGTTTGAAACCGTTCATCAACGCGGCGCCGGAATTGACCAGCCACGAGCCAGCACCGGCGAACAGGCCCATGATTTGGCTCGGAATGCCTCTGATAAAGCCGAGAATACGATCACCCAATCCGGCGAACGGTCGGGCGATGTTCCCGATAATCGCAGGAACCGCGCACGCAACGGCCATGAAGATGCCGGGGAAGTTCGCGGCGATGCTGGTCGCCACGCTGATGAAGGCGCCTATCAATGTCGGCAGACCGTTGATGATGCCGGTCGCCAATCCGCCGATGATTGCGGGCAGCTGGTTGATGATGGCGACGGCGATGCCCGGCAATGCCGCGGCCAATGAGGTTATCACGCTGGTAATCGCGGACATCAATGCCGGAATCAGCGTCGGCAGCGCGGTGGCGATGCTCTGACCAATGGACGGGAGCGCGGCCACCACAGTGGCGCCCAGCGTTTGGAGGCCGGAAGCCAAGGACGCGCCGAATCCGCTGATGAATCCGGCCACAGCCGCGCTATTGGCGCTGATGGCGCTGAACGCGGCCTGAACGCCAGCCACCAACGCCTGACCAAGCGAGGTCATGAGCGACGGAATCTGCGCCGCCAGCGTGGCGAACAGCGAGCCGAACGCTGTCAGCATCGGCTGACCATACGTGGCGATAAGGCCGGGCAGCTGAGAGAACATGTCGGAGAACGCCTGAGTGATTTGCGGCAGCAGCGTCATCAACGCGGGTGCGAGCGTCTGCCCAACGCTCATGAGCGCGTTGGCGATGCCCGGCAGCGCCGCGGTGACGCTCGCCACCATCTGCGGGAGAGCGGCTGCGAACGCGCTCGCCATGGCGGGCAGTTTCGCCTGGATGCTGGTAAGCGTGCTGTCGAGGCTTTTCTGCCATTCGTCGAACTTGCCTGTCATCTGAGACGGGTCGAGTTTGAACAGCGTCTGGAAGCCGGTCGTCAGGCCGGTGAATATTGCTCCGGTCACGCCCAACTGGGAGGCGATGCTGCCAATCTTGCCGATTGCCATGCCGACTCCTCTCAAGGCCACGCCGAAGCCTTTCAACGCGCCGGAAGACACTTTCAACGCGGCGGAGCCGATGGTCGCGAAGACGGCCTTTCCAGCGGACGCCAACGGGCTGAACCGTCCGGCAAGACGCGACACGGCGCCGCCGAACGTGGTGGACAGTCCGGCGCTCACAGTCTTAGCTGCGGACGTCAACGGCGCGAACGGATTCTGCCCTTTGAACGAGCCGAAAAACTTTTCGGCAAGACCATCGAACGGCATCGACAATGCGGATGCGGCTTCGGCGCCGAACGACTTGAGAGCGCCCTTGACGGAGGAAAGGCCACTGCCGACCACAGCCCCAAGCTTCGACATGGTGTCGCCAATGCCGGTCGCGTCCAGCATTTCGTCGAACGCCGTCTTGAACTCGGACGCCTTGCCTTTCACGTTCTCGACCATGGAGAGTACGCCGGATTCGACGTCGGCACGCATGGCCTCCATCTTCGTCTTGACGGATTCGGCGGCGTTCGAGAAGGCTTCGGCGAAAATCTCCTTGACCGGCGCCCACTGCTGCGCCGTGTTCGCCGCATAGTTGGACAATCCGGCCTTCAGATTGCCGAACGTCTGCATGATGCCGTCGGACGCGGACACGGCAGACCCGACCAAGGGGAGGAACATGTCGGGAATGTTCAGGCCGGTCAGCTCCTTGAATTCGCGTCCCACCTGCACGAGCTTGTCATGGTAGATGTCCGCGCTTTGTCCAGCCGTGTCCAACGAACGGTAGATGTCGGAATCCACGACGATGGTGTCAGCTGCGGCGCGAATGTCATGGAACGCTTGGATGAGGGATGGGGCCTTCTTCCGTGCGGCGGCGTCCACTTCGGTGTTGAGTGTTTCGAACGCTTTGAGGAACGCTTCGGGAAGCGCTTCAGCGTCGGCTCCCATCGCGTTCAATCCGGTTTGGAGAAGCTTCACATTGTCGGACGCCTGTCCCACTCCGTTGCGCAGGTTGGTCGCGGCCTGTTGGATGATTTCGAAGCCTTCAGCGCCTTTCTCGCCGAAGCTAAACGCGTAAGTCGCCAAGTCTTCGAACGCGACGTTGAACTTGCCTATCGCATTCTGCGCTTTCGTCGATTCGGACAGCGTTTTCGACATCGCGTCGGCCATGGACGCGAGCTTGTCGATGACCGCGGACGATGCGGACACGGCAGCTCCGAACACGTCAGTGAAGCCGGAACCAAGCTTGAAGAGCGCGTACTTGACGCCTACCAGTGCATTGCCGATGAATGGAATGCGGGCCGCGAACCGGTCGTTCGTGGCGACCAAGAGGGAGAACGCGGTGGCGCCGACCGCGCCAACAGTGTTCAGCACGTCGGCCAAAGAGGCGAGCAGGTTGGCGTTCTGCGAGTTCAGGCTGATGAGGTTAGTCAACGGGGCGAGGAACTGTTCGACCTGCTGCACGTTGAACGCCTTGTTGACGGCTGGCGCCAGCTGCTTGACGAACGTCGAGGCCAACGTGGCGGTCGCGTTCGATAACGGCACGAATCCTGCGAGCATTTCGCCGAACGTGTCCACCATGCCCGAATTGGAAATGGCGGTCAACGCCTTGCCGAGGTTGGCGGACAATGCTGTAGCGGCTTCAGCCGACCTTACACCAATCGTGTTCTTGATGCTGTTCCACGCGCGGTCTGCCGTGACGGGCATGGCGGCGAACTGCTTTTCGATGGCGTCGGCGTTCTCAAGCACCGTATCGTAGAGTGCTTGGCCGCTGATTTTGCCTTCCTTGCCCAACTGTTTCAGGTCGCCCACGGAAGCGTTGAGATGCTTGGCGAGCATTCGTGCGATTTGCGGCGAATTCTCCATGATGGCATTCAACTCATCGCCGTTGACGATGCCCTTGCCCAACGCTTGGGTAATCTGCCGCATGGCACTGGACGCTTCCTGCGTGGACGCGCCCGTGCTAATCATGTTCATGTCAAGCAGTTTGGCGAATTTCGCCGCATCATCGTAATTGGACACGACTTCAGGAGCTAGCGTGCGGAGGCGTGACGCGGACTGGATGAAATCGTCCGTGGTGACGCCGACCTTGTTCGCGTATTCCAGCGACGTTTCCAGCGAGCCTTTATAATCTCCGGTGGCGCCTACCGCGTTCTTCAGCATTGCGGTGGTCTGACCCCACTGGTTGCCCATTTCGATGATGTCGGACGTGACGGTTTTGACGGCTTTGCCGACCGATGCGACCGCGGCGATGGCGGCGGCGGCGTTCAGATACTTGCCGAGGTCGAGGTTAGCGAAACCGTTGCCGAAAGCGTTGGCGGAACGCCGTCCACTGGAACCAAAGGAGGTGAACACGCCGTTAAGCGCGTTCTTCACGCCACCCTGCAAGTTGAGGCTCTTATTGAACGAGCCGGAGAACAGTCTGGACATGCCCAAGCCGTTCGTAGCGAAGAGTCGGCTTGTGCCTGATGCCAGTTTGGGCTGGATGGCGGGGGTGAGCACCGCGCCCTTGCTTGCTTTGACAAGCGCGGACTGCAAGCCTTCCAACGATGGAAGTACTTGTATCCATGCGGTTGCGATGCTGCCCTTTGCCATCTGCTATTCCTTTCGGTGAAGACCCAACGCCTTGTCGATATCTTCAGTGTTCATCGAATCGAGTTCGTAATCCTCCTTCTTGGTGTTCTTCCGGTTTTTCGGCAATACGCTTTTCGGTTTCCGTCCCTTGCCGGAGTAGGGGGCGAGCGTTGACTGTTGAATGATGTCGAGCAGTCGTGCGACCGCGCCGAACGTGCCTATCAGCTTCGCCCGCTCCAATATGGAGTATTGCTGTGGGCTGCCGTATTGGCTTGCGAAGTCAGCCAAGATTTGGCTGTCCCACTTGTCCGGGTTTATCGCATAGGTCAGTCTTTCGACGGTGATTCCGTAATTGTCGGCAATTTTCCCGACAGGTATTCCCATGCGTCGATGATGTCATCGTCAACCGCGTCCATAAGCTGCTCGTACTTTGTTTCGGTCAGAACGGCCTGCATGAGCTTGTCGATGAGCCATACGGTTTCCACGCTGTCTTCCATGCTGTCGCTGTGGATGGCCTGCTGGAATTTGCGGTTGCGGAGGAGTTTTGCATAGGCGTCCGCCCATCCGTCTTTGAAGTCTTCGATGGTGATGGTGGGTTTGCGTTTTGCCATTGGGTTTCCTTTCGTTGTCTTTCTATATAAGGATACCCCACATGCCGGTCAATTGGTGAGGGCATGTGGGGTATTGTTCGGCTGCCACAGTGGGACAACCCTGTTAGTTATCCGAAGCTGCCGCCAGCAAGCTCTTCCGAATCGTGGTTGGCATCCGAGTTTGAAGAGCTTGCGTAATCGTTTTGAGCGTTGTCGCCATCGCTCGTGTTTTCAACAGTGGATTTCAGACGAACATTACGCCTTTCGGCAGGGTGGTCAACCTCACCGTTCGCCGTTTTCCCATCTCCTTCAGCCACCGTCGCGTCAGTGGCGGCGGCTGTAAGGCGTTGATTCGGATGGCCTACGCTTTTTTTGGGATGGTGATGTACTGGGTCTGTGCGGGCTGGTCGGCGGTCGGATAGGCGGTGATTGTGAACTCGAAGTTCACGAGAGCCGTATGCACGTGGCTGATGTCGCCGGTGATGAGGAAGGTGGCGTCGGCCATCACGTTACGGCGCTTACGACCACCCTTCAGCATTTCGTCGATGACGATTACATGATGCTCGACGTCACCGGCCCGCTCCTTGATGGTGATGGAGCCATCCGTGGTGCTGGCTGGCGCGACAGTCACGTTGGCGGAGCCGTAGGCGACCTTGAGCAGGTCTTCGTTCAGGGCTTCGATGCAGGTACCAGTCCACGTCTTGGAGAACGTCGGGTCGGCCTGTGCGACGGTATCGCCGCCAGCGGCCACAATATCGTCACCTGCGGTGAAGGATGCCGGTTCGGTCAGACCGTCTTCGGATAGATAGCCGAGGCCGACGAATGCGGCGCCCAGTTCGGCGGTGGCGTCGGTGGGGATTGCGGTGCCCAGTGGGGCGACCCAAATATAACCGGACTTGTTGGCACTGGTGCCCGGCTTCGAGAATGTCACGTTTGCGGAGGACTGCTTTGCGCCCATCTCAATTCCTTTCGTTGTTAACGTTCAATCAGTGGATGGGCGGCGTTTCCGCCGCCCATGTGCGCGGATGATGTCACGCAGAGGCGTGGGTGATGGCGTAGAACTTGCTGGTTCCGCCGATGAAGCCCCAGCCGATTGCGACTTCGGTGCGGAGCATCACCTTGTTGACCGCGCCCAAGTCGCCTTCGACGGAGTTGTCCGGGTTGCCGGAGTCGAACACTTCGATGCCGGACAGCGGGATGGCGCCCCAGACGAAACGGTTGGCGAAGTCGCCGACGACCGCATCGAGCACCTTGTCAGTCAGCTGGCCGGAGCCGGTGGCCGCGGCGGTGTCGGACACGGTGTTGGAGGCTGCGAGGGTGACGCCGCCAAGGTTGACCATGTTGCCGATGAGCGGAACGTCGGCCGCATACTGGGTCGGCGAGCCGGCAGCGGTGAGGCCGTCGCCGATTGCGGCCAGATAGGCGGAGGTGGTGACGCCCTGCGCGGACGCGTCGCCCTGTGCGGCGACCTGTCGCACGGCCTGCTTGAACGCGGTGGCCGCTTCGGCTCCGGTGCCCGGCTCGTAGCTGATCTCTCCGGCCTTGTCGAGCACGTATCCGTTGGTGCGTGCGACGGTGGACGCGACCTTGGTGGCCGGGTTGACGCCGAAGATGGGGGCGAAGTCGAGGGCGCGGCTGATTGCGCGGTTCACATAAGTTCGGTACTGGTCGAGAATCCCGGCCTGATACGGCTGTGCGAGGATGCTCTGAAGCATAGTCTGCGGGGAACCGGCGCGGAAGGTGGCGTCGGTCGGATTGTAGGCGCCGTCGACGCCGAACAGTTGCAGGAACTTCTTCGGGAAACGATAGGAAATGTAGAAGGTGATGGGGTTGATGGTCACGACACCGTTGGTGGCGTCGTTGGAAGACTTCTTCTTTTCGGCTTCGGTTTCGCCGGTGGCGCCTTCGCCGAAGATGCCCATTTCGCCGGAAAAGTCGATGGTCTGCATCTGCGTGCCGATGAGGTCGATTGGGGTGCTGTTGGAAATCTTGGCGATGGCTCCGGCCGCGGGCTGCTCGGAAATCAGCTTGCGGTCAACGAAGCCGGGCTTCAGTTCGATTGTCGCTAGAGACATGACTGCCTTTCGTGGTTGAGGTGGATGTTGTCGGCCTTCTGCATTGCGGCCCCGACTTGGCCTCTACCACGATTGTTTCCGGCTGTGTGCGCCTCGACCCCACTGTCGCCAGTGGGTATGCCCTTGCATTGTTTAACGACTGTGCGGGGGCGTTCAAGTCGGTACGTTTTGGGGAGACGGTCGGTTGGCATGGCGGACGAAGCACCGATTGTCCAATCGACCATCTCAAAGACATAGCATAACACCCCGTCTGACTTTCGTCAAACGGGGTGCTTAGCAAACCAGAATCACAAGAGAGGAGCTGCACATTGCTGCGCAACAGTATTTATTCTACCACCTTCTCGTCGCGGTTCGCGTTCGGCGTGTCGCAGGACTTGCTATGTGGTCTGACTTGGCTCGATTGCATTGCATGTGCGCGGGCACGAGATTGTCCATCCTGTCGCTGCCGCCAGCGGCGCGGGGTATCACATGGTCTGCTGTGAACGACAGCGGATGCGCCGTGTTACGGCCCCAATAGAACGGTGCGCCGCAATAGTAGCAGGGCGCTCCCGTCCGTTTGGTGCGGTCGCGCAGGACGGTGCGGTTGCGATGGTAGAGTCCCGTATCCTTGCCCATCAGGCAATCACCTCCCTGACCTGACGTTCCTTCGGACGGTTGACGCCACGATACCATGCGGCGATGCTGACGCCCTTCAAACCCGCAGTGGTTTCGGTCTTGCGAATCGGCGCGAACTTCCACTGGTCGTCCGAACCGGATTTGAGCTTCTGCGCGTTCTGCACTTCGGCGGTCAATTGCGGGTTGTTCGTATGCTTGAACCGTCCCTCGTTCAACAGGTCGAGGAATCCCTGCTGGGAGGCAAGGAACTCGGGGCCGGTCAATTGGATGACGTTCAATCCGCGCGGCAGCATGTCCCTAATCGGATTATTCAATCCGCCCGCGTCCAAGATGAGCGTGGTCTTGCGGGGGCGCGTCTTCAGCTCGTCAACCACCCACTGCCATGATTCGGTGGTGGGACGTTCGTCCACGATTTCGCCGATGATGTACTCCCACTTGTCGTAATGCTGCGAGCCGACCGTCACCTCTTCGGTGCTGGCAGCGACGCTAAGGGCGAGCGTGCTTGTCGTGGGGTCGAAGGTGAGCGCGTAGACGAGCGTGTCGCGGTCATGTTGGAGGTCGGAGTAGGCGCTGTCCCACAAGTCCATCGGTATTGCGGGAGGAATGCTGTCCGCCCACCATAGGCCCAAGTCTTGGATGCGGAAGTCGATGAGACCGTCCGCGCCGCCCTGTTTTGCTATCGCCACGTCGGTGAGGAACGCTTCGCGTGGAATCACGTCCGGGTAGAGCGGGTTGGTGAGCGCCCACAACTGCTCATCCTCGATGTCCGCCGTCTCGTCATCGATGCCGTAGCGCACGGCGTATGCCATATCGTCGTTTTCCGCATTGTCGAGGAACACGTTGAACGTGTCGCCGATGGACGAGGGGAGAAAAGGCGTGCCCGTGTAGATTATCATCGCCATGCGGCGCGTCTTCAGCGTCTTGGAAATCATCGCCTCGTATTCGGAGCGGAGTTCCTGCGCCTCGTCGAAGATGACCAAATCGAACGTGCCACCCATGCCCGCGGTTGCGCTCTTACGGGAGCGGAACCGGACGAACGCGCCGTTCCTCAACTGTAGGCGCTCGCGGCCCATGGTGGTGCTGAAATGCGTGACTTCGGCCTTCAGTTCGGGATTCGAATCGATGGCGTCTTTCAAATCCTCCATGATTTTGTTGGCAGCAATCTGCTCATGCGCGGTAACGAGCACGTTCAGACCGAGCACGAACAAATAGTAGAGGATTGGGGCGGTGAGGATTTTCGTCTTGCCGTTCTGACGCGGCATGTTCAATGCGACACGCTTGTATTTCCAAGTGCCGTCCTTCTTGCGTTGGAAGGCGTTGTTAAGAAATTCGACTTGGAACGGGAGGATTGCGTTGCCGCGACCCCAGTTCACGTACTCTGCGGCCATGATTGCCACGTCGGATGTGGGGCGGACGTTCGCCCTCCAATTTGGATTCTTCACCAGCATGTCACACCACCTGATACTTCTTGAGTACGTCTGCGTCAGCACCCTTGCCGAAGGCGTCGCCGAGGGATGCGATGTCCTGCGCGGTCTGCGGGAACGTGAGGTCGTAATCCAATGTGATGCCCAATGGTTCGAACACGGCGTTCAAATCCTGTTTGATGATGCAGATTCGGCTGACGAAGCTTTCACGGTTCGACACCAGCGATTGGGTGTTCGCGCCCAACGTGTCCAGAATCTGCGCGTCCTGCGGTGGGAGTCCGGTTTCCATTTGGAAGCTCAACACCGTGTTTTGCAGGAGGGTTTTGAGCTGTCCGTTATCCCATTGGCTGAGTCGTTTGACTTCGGGGCGGATGATGGTGTCGTGGTCGTCGTTGGCGTCGAATTTCGTCCAGTTGGCTGGATTCTTGTTCGGGTCGGCTTTGATTACCACGTCGGGGGAGGTGCCGACCACGACTGGCTCGGGCAGCATGAGGTGTTCGAGGTTTTGGGAGATGAGTCCTTCGATGACCATTGCACGCTGCGCCAACAGTACGGCTTGGTCGGTGACTGGCGCGTGGCTGAGGGTGAGGCATCGGAGGTTTTCGTCGATTTCGTCGGCGTTCTCGTCATAGCAGCGTCCGTCCAAGCCTACCGCGGCCACCTTTTCCAATTGCAGGTCTGTGGATGTGAGGTAGTCGGCGCTGAGCGGGTCGCCGTCCTGCATGAGGAAGTAGGAGTTGACGCCGCCGACCGCTTTGGAGAGGATGCGGGTGAAGCTGCGTTTGCCGACCGCGCTGAAGTTGCTGACCCGCACGCGCATGGAGTATGCGTTCTTGACGAGTTCAATCCATGGGAATGAGATTGTCTGTTCGTCCACGATGGTGAGTGTCATGAGCGTTTCGCTTCCTTTGCGATGAGTTTCTGAAGAGTGGTTTTCGGCGCTTTGGCGGCGGTGGTCTTGCTTTTGTGCGAATCGACTTTCACCGCTTCGTCGAAGTTTTTGGTCATGGTCATGAGCAGTTGCATGAAGCTGACGTAGTTTCGTTGCGCGTTTGCTGCCATGCTCATATAGTATTCGCGGTCATCGTCGGACGTTTCGGCTTTCCGCCCGTACTCTTCCATGTCCGAGTAGGCTTCGTCGATGAGTCCGTTGACCTGTTCCATGCGGCTTGAGAGGGCTTCTTCAGTCTTCCCTGCCATGAATCCTCCTTAACTGTTCGGCCATTTGGCGTCGTTGTTCTCGATACCATCGTACCATTTCGGTTTTCGCGATGGTGCGGCGCGTCGGGCTTTCATGGTATTGACGTTCGGTGTTGTTGATGGTCGGCATCATGTGAGGCTGTTCCTTACGTAGATTTTGCAGTCGCATCCGGCGTGTCGCGTCCAGACGCCGTAATGGTTCGCGTCGTATGGGTGCCATATTCCGCACAGGTTGAGACACCATTGGCATGTTTCGCCCACCGATTCGCGCACGACTTCCGTTGTCGAGTCGATGGCGAACAGGTTGTTGGTCGCCTCCTGCATCGGCTGGATGGCTAGTTCGCGCTTGTATTTCGCGAGGAAGTCCCTGACCGTTTTTTCGGAACGCTGCTGGCCTGTGAGCCATCCTATTTTCTTGCCGAAGGCGTCGGAGTCGAGGCGTTCTAACCCCAGTCCTGCCGATTTTTCGGCGACCTGCTTCCAGATGTCTCCCAAGACTTTCCCGGCCAGATGCTTGTCTCCGCTAGCTGCGGCGGCTTGGGCTTGGCGCACCTGTTCGTCGGTGATGATGTTTTTTGCGGCCGGTGAAAGTATTTCCATGAGGTCTTCGACCGACTCCTGTGTGCTCTTCAAGTCAGATACTCCAACTGGTAGGTATAGACGGTGGACGTGCGTCCGTCTTTGGTCGGCTGGATGTCTGTGGTGTTGAGCATGGGGGCGCCCATGATGTCCCACAGGCTCTGGTTGTACCAGTCGGTCAGAGCGTCGCCGATTTCGGCGCTGAGTGTGTTGTCGGTTCCGCCTGAGAGTTCGCGTGTCACCACGGTGACGGCGATGTCCAAGTGTCGGATGTATGGGGTGATGTCGGACGCGTTCTGGCGTGTGACGATGACGAGCGGATACTGGCCGGTGTTTTTCACGGTCGGATACTTGTCGTATACGCGCATGTCGAGCCGTCGGGCCAGTCCGTCGATGATGTCGTTGACGATTTCGTTGTCTTTGCTCACAGTCCGAGTCCTTTCAGCGTGTCGCCGGAATGCGGCGTCTTGTAGTATTTGATTTCCGTTCCGGCTCGGCGTGTTCCGTTGAAGCTGCCGAGCGTGCGGTATGTGGTCATGGATGGCGGCTTGCCCCTGTATGAGTCCATTCGCAGCTGCGGCATGATTCGTGATGCGACGCGGCGCGACTCCTGTTGGAATCCAGCCGACTGCATCACGAGGTTGGTTGCCGCGTTCGGTGCGGCGACCATGATTTTGGCGCCTTTGAGTCTTGCCATCAGTATTGCACCTGCTTCGCGTTGAAGCTCCATTTGAACGGGTTGAACATGACCCTGTTTTCGGGGTCTATCGGCGGCTTGGTTGAGGTGACGTGGTAGGTGTTCCCATGGTATTCAAGTTCGCCGCCGTCGATTTCCGGTGGCGTGTCGGGTGTGGTGACGTGGATGGTGAGCGAGTCCACTTCGGTCATGTTGTCGAATGTGCCTGTGTCTTCGCTCGTGGTGTTCACGGTCACGATGCCTTTGACGGTGTGTTGGCCGTCGCCGGTGGCGATGGTGATTTCGTGTGTTTTGAGTCCGTAGTGCATCAGAGTTGGAACCTTGCTATGGTGGCGCGTCCGACGCCCAACTGTTTGAGTTGGTTGCTGGTGAAGAACACGTCGTCCGTGTTGCCTCGCCATTCGCCGGTGAAACTGTAGCCGCCCGCTGTTTGGGTGAATGTTTTGAACGCGCTCAGGTCGGTGTCGCTTTCGGACATGGATTCTTTGCGGCTCACGTCCTGTGCGACGCTGACGCCGATGATGTCGGAGACCATTTGGCGGGTGAGCGGGTCTTCCGTGACCTGCTTGTCCAAGTCGTCGCCTTGGTTGCGGTACATCATGCGTAGCACGTTCGATGCGGCTCCGCGTTTGCGTTCCTCGTAGTCCACGAGGTCGACGGGCACTTTGTGGCGTAGGTATATCTCGGTGTCTTCGACGGTGGCGAGCGGCTTCAGTTCGTCGGTCAATCTTTTTCCTTCCAGTCGTGCATTACGAGTCCCAGCCGCAATAGGCGCTCGGCAAAACGTTTTACCAGCTTGTCTTTCTCGTTTTCGTCCAATTCCATGGGTGTTGTTACCACTACGTCATCGTCGAAGATTGAGAGGGTCGCTGGAACGCTTTCGTCGCGCATCATCATGCTGAGGATTCGGATGTCACGCATGCGCGGCGCCCATCCAGTCGGGGGTCTTTGTGGCCGGTTCGACGGTCACTGGCGTGACGCGCGTGCGGCTGTTGATGCTTGCCGCGAGCTGCTTCTCGAATTCGTCGAGACGCGTCTCGTCTTCCGGCAGAAGCTCCGCGCTCAGCCCATACTGTTCGGCGACGGCGTTGCGTTTCGCCTGCAACAGGCCAAGGCTGATGCCCTTCTCACGGGCCTCATTGACGCGCTTCTCGGTTTCCTCGGCTAGTTTTCGGGCGTCTTCGGCTGCTTTCTGGGCTGCTTCGAGCTTTTCGCGTTCCTTGGCGAGCTTTCGGCTGATGATGGCGTCGAGCTGGGCTTGGGTGATTGTCGGCTCCTGCTGTGCCGTGGTCGCTGCGCTTCCAGTCGAGCCTTCAGAGCCTCCCATTCCGGTACCGGTCGCATTCGGTTCCACTCCTTCCACTAGTCGGATTCGCTTGTTCAAGTGTCGTTTGAAGTTCATATCAGCCTTTCCAGTCTGAGTCTCATCGTGAGTTCCACGATGTCCGTAGCAGCATTATACGCCCTGCGTAAGTCCATTCGCGCCTTCAGCGTCTTCGGATTGTCGAAGTCTTCGGGCAGTGCCGCCAGATGCCGTCCGAGTTCTTCTTGGATTGAACGGGCTTGGTTCTCAATTGTTTGGATTGGTGCAGTCAAGCTCCATCTCCTTCTTGTAGGTGGCGACCAGGCAGTCGTGTTCGAATCCGCCTTCGTCAACGGTCTGAATCGTCGTGTAATGCACTGGCGTGTTCGCGTATTCGCAGAACCATGCGAATGCGAGCATGAGTGTCACCATGATGGCGATTGCTCCGCGTGCGATTGTGAGGAACGTGTCATGCAT